CCTGCACACCCTGGCCTCCTATCAGGCCGACATCACTGGCGAGTACAAGCCGGGTGATTTGAATAAGTGAGATCGTCATGACCGACAAGAAGCCCGTTGATTGGGAGCGCATAGAGCAGCTCTACCGGGCTGGCGTGTTGTCGGTACGTGAGATCGCCATCACTTGCGGCACCTCGCACACAGCCATCAACAAGCGCGCAAAGGCCCATTCCTGGGAGCGTGACCTCAAGGCCAAGATCAAGGCCAAGGCCGATGCACTGGTTTCCAAAGCAGAGGTTTCCACAAAGGTTTCCACGGAAACCCTAGCAACCGAGCGTGGAATCGTTGATGCCAATGCTCAGGTCATTGCCAATGTGCGGATGGCTCACCGAACTGACATCGGTCGTTCCCGTCGTCTGGCCAACAAGCTGCTTGATGAACTGGAAGGGCTGACGGACGAGCAGGGCACGCTCCGCGAATTGATCGACCAACTGAAGGATGGCGAAGACGTCGATGTCGCCATGCTTGAGCTGGCCACCAAGATGGCGAGCCTTCCCACCCGTACCAAGACAATGAAAGAGCTGGGCGAGACGCTGAAAAACCTGATCCTCCTTGAGCGCCAGGCCTACGGCATTGACTCCAACCCTGATGAAGACACCAAGGCGCCTGCTGGGCTCGGCCATTTCTACGGCGAACCAAACTGATTCTTGTAAGGATATCCCGTGAAGAAGATCGAGCTTTCACGCGGCCTCGTCGCGCTCATTGATGATGAAGATTATCCGGCCATCTCGCAGTTCAAGTGGACTGCGTCGGCTAGAAATTACGCTTATCGAGTCACGCAAGATTCCGGAAAGCAGAGCTACCACGCGCTCCATCGGGAGATAATGGGCTTGCAGTCCGGAGATAGCAGAGAAGTCGACCATATAGATGGAGACGGCCTGAATAACCAGAGAGCGAACCTAAGGATCTGTTCGCATGCCGAGAACACTCTCAATAGGCGGATGAGCAAGCGCAATACCAGCGGGTTTAAAGGCGTGACCTGGAGTAAGTGCAATAGGCGCTGGCAGGCACAGATCATGATTGGCGGAAAGCAGAAGTGGCTTGGGCTGTATGACAGCCCCGAGATCGCTCACGCCGCTTATAAGGCAGCTGCTGACGCCTTGCACGGTGAGTTTGCCAATCATGGAATTATCAGGGCCAGCAACGCTTAACCCCTGCCTGCGTGAGTTCTGGACTACCCCGGCGCGTAACCGGGTCCTGTACGGTGGCCGGTCATCATCGAAATCGTGGGACGCTGCCGGGTTCGCCGTGTTCCTGTCCAGCAACTACAAGGTGCGCTTTCTCTGCACTCGCCAGTTCCAGAACAAGATTGAGGAGTCGGTCTACACGCTGATCAAGGCGCAGATCGATAGATTTGGGCTTACCAGTCAGTTCCGCATCCTCGATGCCAAGATCATCCACAAGCGCACCGGTAGCGAGTTCATCTTCTACGGGCTGTGGCGTCACATCGACGAGATCAAGTCGCTTGAGGGTGTAGACGTCCTCTGGATCGAAGAGGCCCACAACCTCACTGAGAACCAATGGCAGATTCTTGAGCCGACCATTCGGAAAGAGCACTCCCAGGTCTGGATCATTTTCAACCCGAAGCTCTCGACAGACTTCACGTACAAACGGTTTGTGGTCAATCCGCCGCCAAAGACGGTGGTGCGAAAGATCAACTACACCGAAAACCCGTTCCTGAGCCGGACCATCCTCGACGTGATCGAGGCGGCCGAGATCGAAGATCCCGAAGAGCACGCCCATATCTACCTTGGCGAACCAAGGGATGACGACGACGGCGTGATCATCAAGCGCAGCTGGATTCAGGCGGCAATCGACGCTCACAAGGTGCTCGGGTTCACTGCGTCAGGATTCAAGCGTATCGGCTTCGACGTGGCAGACAGCGGCAATGACCTCTGTGCCAACGTCGCAGCTCACGGCTCTGTCGTGACCTGGGCGGATGAGTGGAAGGCGCAAGAGGACGAGCTGCTCAAGTCCTGCACGCGCACCTATTCCGCTGCCCGCGAGCGCAATGCATCGATTCTGTACGACTCCATTGGGGTTGGTGCAACGGCCGGCGCCAAATTCAAAGAGCTGAACGAAGGCAAGCCCAGCCCGATCCGGTACGAGAAATTCAACGCCGGGGCGGCTGTGTACATGCCCGAGAAGCTCTATCAGAAGCCCGACATCACCAATGGCGACATGTTCGCCAACATCAAGGCGCAGACCTGGTGGCTGGTGGCCGACCGCTTCCGCAACACATTCAACGCCATCAAGCGCGGCGAGACGTTCAAGGATGACGAGATGATCAGCATTGCGAGCGACTGCCCGCATCTTGAAAAGCTGATCGACGAACTGTCCACGCCGAAGCGTGACTACGACGGCAATGGCCGGGTGAAGGTCGAGAGCAAGAAGGACCTGGCCAATCCCAAGCGCCCTGGTGGTGCTGTGCCATCTCCCAACCTTGCCGACGCCTTCGTCATGTGCTTCAGCCCAACACACAAGGCGCCTATGCGCATTTCCGAAGACCTATTGAGGCGCGCCTGATGTTCTGGAACAGAAATAAGCCCGCGCCCAGGGCTGAACCGGTCATTGAAGAGCCTGAGCGCAAGGCGATGAAGATCAATGCCATGCTGCTGGCTCAGGCGGGCGTAAAGCCTGCTGAGGCTGAGTTCGTTAGCTATGAGCCGCCAAAGGGCGTTGTGCCTGAAGGCGAGAAAGCCAGCCTTATGGCCATGGACAGCACGCCCTATGAATTCCTGAACAGCTTCGGCGTGGGCCTTGGCTATCAGGCGTTCCCCGGCTACCCGCGCCTCGCTCAACTGGCCCTGCTGCCTGAATACCGCAAGATGGTCGCCACCATCGCCGAAGAGATGACCCGCAAGTGGATCAGCCTTCGCTGTATCGGTGATGACGACAAGACCGATCGCCTCGATCAACTGGATGCTGAACTGAAACGGCTGAACGTCCGCGAGGTGTTCCGCCTGGCTGCCGAGAACGACGGCTATTTCGGCCGTGGCCAGATCTACATCGAAATGAAGAAGCCCGGCGGCGCCCTGGCGTCCGAGGATGACGTGGAGCTTAATACTCCGCTGTTCCTTGACCCCGCCAAGGTGCCCAAGGGATCGCTGGTAAGCCTGCGTTCGATTGAGCCAGTGTGGACCTACCCGAAGACCTACAACGCCGACAATCCACTGTCACCAACCTTCTACAAGCCCGACGGCTGGTACGTGATGGCCAAGTCGGTCGATAAGTCGCGCCTCCTGACGCTCATCTCGCGCCCGGTGCCGGACATGCTCAAGGCGGCCTACAACTTCGGTGGCCTGTCGCTAATCCAGATTGCAGAGCCGTACGTGAACAACTGGCTGCGCACGCGGGATAGCGTGGGGGATATGGTTCACATGTTCTCGACCTCGGGGATACTCACCGACATGAACGCTGTGCTCGCTGGTGATAGGGGGCAGGATTTTCTCAGCAGGCTTGAGCTGTTCAACCAGGTGCGTGACAACAAGGGCGCTTTGGCGCTGAACAAGGAGACTGAAGAGTTCTTCCAGTTCAACACGCCGCTGTCCGGCCTCGATGCCCTCCAGGCGCAGGCCCAGGAGCAAATGGCGTCGATCAGCAGCATCCCGCTGGTCAAACTGCTGGGTGTCACGCCTTCCGGCCTGAACGCATCCAGCGACGGCGAGATCAGGGTCTTCTACGACAGCATTCATGCCTTGCAGGAGAATCTGTTCAAGGCGCCACTGAAAAAGGTCCTCGACCTGGCCCAGCTGTCCCTGTTTGGCGATATCGACACTGACATCGACTTTCACTTCGAGCCGCTCTATCAGATGTCCGAGCTTGAGCAGGCGCAGATCCGCAAGGCAGACGCCGACACGGATGCTGTGCTGGTCGGCATCAGCGCCATCAGCACCGATGAAGTGCGCGAGCGTCTGGCGGCTGACCCGGATAGCCCTTATCAGTCCCTCGACCTGAACGAAGAGATCGATAACGAGCTGGAGGATGACGATGACGATCCAACCGATAGTCCTTCGTCCGGTTCGGCCTAACGCTGGCGTGCAGGCCTGGTATTGCAAGCGCCTCGACAGCGCCGTCAAAGAGATGCAGGACTCGATAGTGTTCTGGCTCAAGGCCAACTATCGGGCCGCCGGTCTCGCTGACGGCATTGCCGAGGACGACAGCCCGGCCATGATGATGCGCAAGGCCATGCAGAAGCTTGCGCGGCGCTGGATGAGCAAGTTCGACGATTTGTCCATCTCGCTAAGCCAGTCATTCGCCGATCGCGCCCTGGGCAACTCCGACGTCTCGCTTCGCAACGCCATGGAAGCGGCCGGCGCTACGGTGAAATTCACCATGACGCCAGAGATGAACGATGTTTATCAGGGCTGCATCGGTGAGCAGGTGGGGTTGATTAAGTCCATCGCCTCCGAGCATCTGAGCGAAGTGCAGGGCCTTGTCATGCGCTCCGTGCAACGTGGCCGCGACCTTGGCGAGCTGAGCGAAGAGCTACAGAAGCGGTACGGCATCACGAAGCGCCGCGCCGCGCTCATTGCCCGCGACCAGAACAACAAGGCCACCTCGGTGATGCAGAGCGCCCGGCAACGTGCCCTCGGCATCAAGGAAGGCATCTGGCGGCACAGCGGTGGCGGAAAGGTCCCGCGTCATTCCCATGTCAAGGCTGATAGGCAGAAATTCGACTTGGCCAAGGGGATGTTCATCGATAACGAATGGATCATGCCTGGCGAGCTCATCAACTGCCGTTGCACATGGTCACCGGTTATCCCTGGCCTCGATTGACGTATGATTTGAAAAAAGCGCTAAAGGTTAGAATATGAAGATCCCAGTCAGCACTACGCACACGAAAAACTTCGTAAGCCTTACATTCGCGGGACCTCTTAGTTACTTTAGTGCGATTGAGTTATGCCAAACCCTAATAGATCAGGGTCTTCGCGTAGTGATCTGGGAGCAAGATCGCGACAAGAGCTTCACGCTGTGCTGCGAGAAGCTTGGCTCGTATCGCCACGATGCGCAGATAAGCATCTGACGCACTAATAAATTCCAAAGCCCGCCGAGCGCGGGTTTTTTATTGCCCGCAATCCGGGAAATCAACACATGAAACCTGAAATTCTGGCATTCGACCGGGCCACCATGCGCCTGATCGATGTCGACGGCCGCCTGCACGTCAAGGTCAGCCATATCAGCAAGGCTGCGGTGAACCCCTACTACGGGCGCGAGATCCCAAACTGCGAAGGCCTAGGGCTTGAGCCAGAGCGCATCTACCAGCTGCTGCGCGACCCGGGCGAGTTGGCCAAAGCCGCAAGCACGTTCAACAACATCCCGCTGCTGAACAAGCACATCCCCGTCAGCGCGGATGACCCGCAGAAAGATTCAGTGGTTGGCTCGACCGGCACCGATGCCGAGTTCGTCGACCCCTACCTCAACAACAGCCTCGTTATCTGGGAATCGGCAGCCATTGCCGGTATCCGCACCAACGAGCAGAGAGAACTGTCCTCGGCGTATCGATACGTCGCGGATATGACGCCCGGCGTTTACGAGGGCGTGCCGTACGACGGTCGCATGACCGAGATCGTGGGCAATCACGTGGCGCTGGTCCCTGTGGGCCGTGCCGGTGCTGACGTTCTGGTCAGCGATTCATTACCTGAGGAATTACTCCCCATGAAAAAGAGACAAGCCGCCGCCGCACGCGCGGCACTCGGTGCCTACCTGCAGCCGCAGCTTGCTCAGGATGGCGCGCTGCCAACATTCAGAGCGCTGATCAGCAATGCGACCACCGCCAAGAAACTGGCCGAGGACGCTGCCAAAGCATTCCCTGACGCCAAGATCGACG